TCAAATTTTTTAAATTATATGTTGAATAATCAATCTCTGATTCACTCTTTATTTTTGTTGAAACATAACATTGATAATCTGTATCTGGTAAATAATGTGATAATCTCGTAAATGGCATATCATATAATTTAACTTTAATTTCCTTACCTTGTGATGTCGTCATTTTATACGAATTTTTCCAAATATCACTTGGGAAAACATTATTCTCTTTATTCAATTGACAATCTATCGCATTTCTTCTTAAAATATCTTCAATTGCCCCTATTTTTATCGCTTTCAACTCCGCTTCTCTATAAATCTTTTGATCGACAGTCTCAACATCCCCATCCGGACTCGTCGCAACATATAAATAAACCATAACATTTCTTTCATCTGGCGGTAAATGAATATGGGAACAATTTCTAAGACCACGCCCAATTGCTTGTTCTATACGATTAATATTATGCCATGGATTCATTATGTGAATTTCACGAACACCAAATATACTAAATCCTTCGGCGGCAGATTTGGTAGCAATTATAACTTTCACAGGTTCATGTATCATATCCCTACCTTTACTAATATAATAATCTCTGTATTTTGATAACTGTTGATCACCAGATACAATTAAATAATCACCTCTATATTCACCTTTATTATTATAATCTAATAATGTCGGATTACTACCACTTGTTTTATATTTACGATACCCGATCATTTCTAACGCCATTACCATTGGTAAAACACCACTGTCATTATATTCAGTATAAACAAATTTTAACTTATCCGACTTTTTAATTTCTTCTATAATTTGATATATTTTAGAACCATGTTTCTTTAATCCTTCACCTATAAAAAACTCAGCATATTCCTTTTTCTTAAATCTCCATTGTAATTTTCCACTTACTTTTTGGAAAATCATTTTAAATCCTCTATCTCCATATGTTTCGTTTAAACTATTAACCTCATTTATCGTTCGATAAACATAATTCAATACTTGTAATTCAGAAGAATAGGCGGCGGATGCTCTATCACTATCAACATCATGACGTTTATTAATATATTCTTTATATACATCATATTGATATTTTGACATTGGACATGATATTAATTCTAGATATTTAATTGTTTCACCATTTGTGAATGGTTCTCCATAAATATCTTTTGTTGCCCATGTCTTACTTGTTAATATTTTATCTGGGATATGTATTTTTGCTGGTAATCTTTTAGGGAATATTATTGGATTTTCACCTCTTAAAAAACTTACATATCCACGGCTTTTTTCAATTAATATTTTTCTACCAATTTCTGTTAATTCACCACTGTTATCCATTATTTGATGTTCCTTAATAATTGGTCTTTTGTCATTAACTAATAAATAATTAATTAATGAAATAATATCTGAAGGTTCATGGAACATAGGAGTCGCGGTTAACATAACTAATCTTAAATTTTCAGCATGTTCCAATACTTTAAATAAAACAGGAGGAACTATTTTTGATTTACTATTATTAACATCTTTCAAATGATGAACTTCATCGATTATTAATACGGTGTTTGAAAACATTTGTTTAATTTTTTTAATTTCTCTATCATGTTTTAATTCATCTGGAACAGACCGAACAACTTTTTTTAATTCTTTAATTACTTTCTTTGCCCATTCAATAGCACCATAAAATATATAATGATTACGTATTATTCTATCAACACGATGTTTAATAATTCTACATGCGTCATTATCACCAGATTGACATCTATGAATAATATTTTTATTTTTGAATTCACTTAAATAATTTTCACCCGCACATTGTGGAATATTATTTTTAATTTTTTTTATATCAAATATTTCATTTTTATTAAATGAATTCGCCTTTGTAATAACAATAATTTTTTGATTCGTTTCACTAACATATTTCTTAAATTGTTCCGCAATTGTAATCGCAGCACAAGTTTTACCAACACCTAACCCATGAAATATTAATATCCCCTTATATGGAGTATCTGGACTGATAAAATTTTTTAATAATCTCTGTGTTTTACTTAATGAAAATACACATTTTTTATTCGCTAATTCTTCAATGTTATTTGGGTCATCAGCTTCTATACGATTTTGATAAAATTCAGCCTTTTTATATAATTTATTAGCAAATTCAGGATCATAAATACTTGGATATTTTATCGAATTATTATGTTCATGACTATAATATTCATATGAATATTTTTCACTTAATTCAATTAAATATTTCCTATTGTATAAATTAGTTTCTTTATTATATAAATCATCTAAATATACTAGTGCTTCATCTGGTTTGTTTTTACTAATTTTAGATAATTCTATATCAACCTTCTTTTTAAATTTAACAAATGAATCATCATTTTTATCATCAATTGTTATAATTTCCAACATTTCCTCTAGAGTTTTATCATCAATTTCTTCATTATCATCATCATCATCATCTACATCTTGATCTTCATAATCTATTTTTTTATTATTACTTAAAAAATTATCTTTATCTGAAGAATTTAAATCATCTCTAGAATATGAATTTTCTTGAATACTTTCCGAATCATATAATTTTGAACTTTTTCTTTTTGAAATACGTTTTTTATGTTTTGTTCGTAATGATGATTTTATACTTCTATCAGACATATATGATTTTTTTGTCTTCTTTTTTGTTGATATAGTTCTTTTTTTAGTAATCATCCTATGTCAAACTATTATATTATTTAAAAGAGAATATTTTATTAAATTATTTAAAAAAAATAAAAATAACTTTAATCATCACCACTACTTACCAAATCATGTTCCCTAAAATATATTTTAGAAGATTTTACAATCGAAAAAGCACTTTTTAAAATTAATAATTTCTCTTTATGATAAGGTCTTATTTTTCTTAAAGCATCTTGAAAAGAAAACCACCCAATATTTCCAATTTCACATTTTTGTGAAATATTATTTTCATTTATCTCAACATTTATCTCATAAGGAGAATTTGCCATATAATAAATATGTTTATATCTTATCCCATTTGAACCTATATATGATTCCTCTAATGTTTTAACATTTAATAATATTTTATAATCTTCATTATTTAAATTGGTTTCTTCTTCAAATTCTCTTTTCGCACATTCTATATCAATTTCCTTTAAATGTCTTCTACCTTTGGGAAATCCCCATTCTGGTTCTGTCCAATGACATTCAGCTTGATTTATTAATTGTTCTAATTTTCCAGATTTTTTAAGTTTTAAAAATTTATTTTTAGATTCATTAAATTCATATTTTTTATAATGTTTATTAACTATAAATTTATTCCATAAATCATCAAAATTATTTTCCATTAATTTTTTTCTTTCACCATCTGTCATAACTTCAATCATCTTCAATAAATATGAATCATTATCATCCGGATATTTACCCTTTAAAAATTCTAAATATCCAACCGTATCCTTTCTCTGAATCATTAAGAATTTTATTTCATGAAAATTTCTATGCGTTTTTACAGTATATAAAATTAAACCTAAACTTGTTATCGGTTCTAGACATTTCTTATATGTATGTCCAATTTTTCCACAATTACCACAATAAATTTTTGTAATCGAATTACTTTGTGAATTTTTTTCACTCATATATTATTCAAATGTTATCTTCTTTTATGTTCAAAAATTTTATATTTTCAATTATATTTTAATATGTTTATATTATAATAATATACATTAAAAATATACATTAAAATCTATCATCTATTATTATTTTATGAATCCTAAAGATTGGGGACCTCATGTTTGGTATATTTTACATTTATTCTCCTTTACATATCCCGATAATCCATCTTATGCCGATAAACGAATATATAATGATTTTTACACAAACATGCGTTATCTTTTACCATGTAGTTTTTGTCGAAAACATTATAGTCAATATATTTCCGAATTCCCAATCGGACCACATTTAGATAGACGTATTGATTTAATTAAATGGGTCATTCAAATACATAACTTTGTTAATATATCACTTGGAAAACCACAAGTTCCACCTGAAGCGGTTATTAATTTTTATCAATCCAATCAATTTAAATTTACTGGAAAAATACCAGATGAATATCTCCCTCCTAAAGGAACATCAATTGAAGATAAATGGCGTTGGTGGTCTAAAATATTTTTAATTGGATTATCACTTGGTATTATCATATATTTACGTAATCAAGAAAAATATAATTGGAGTTCAGAATAAAAATTGAATTTAATAAATCATTATTCAAATTATATATCAATGACAACTATACAAAACAAAACATTATTACAAATTGATAATCAAAATGAAATCATTGAATTTTATAATTTTCATTATTCAATTATGCTTAAAAATTTAATTGATGTATTCGGAAATGATTCTAATTCCCCCATCATACTACCTAATGATTTTGATAATAAAGGTATATCAAATCATACTTTAAAACAATTATCCATTATTTTAAAAGATTTTCCCGTTTTAGATTTTAATTTAAATGATTTAAAAGAACCTATCGATATTCTAGATTATAAAAAACGATTTGAACACAAATATTATCAACCAATTCCATATCTAAAATTATTTGATAATTTACCTAATACAAATATCATATCTTTACTAAAATTATGTAATTTTTTAGGTATCGATTTATTAATCGGATTTTTAACAGAATTATTAACTATTAAAATTAAAAATACATTAAAAATACATTAAATAAAAATACATTAAATAAATATACTCAATCTTATTACGAAATATACTCACTAATATTTTGGGTTACCGGTTTATATAGAACAGATTTTAAAGCTTTACCTGTACTTTGATTAAATACTACATACATTCCCTTCAATGGCGATTCTCTAATCATTGGTGAATCATATCTCTTATCATTTTGATAACTCTTTTGTGTTTCTAATGCTTCCTCCATTGATGAACATAATTTTGACATATTACTCTTATGAACCATATCAAATATATAATCAATATGAACACCTAAACAATAACTCATATTACTTACAGAATCATATAATTCAACTAATAAATTTTTACATTCATTAAAATCCTTTTTATTTATCATTCTTTCTAATGTTTCAACAATATGAGAATGTTTTCCAATTAAATATGATAATTTCTCACTGACCACATTTGTTTTATCAACTAAACTCTTTGTCAATTTTGGATCAACTTTTAATTTATTATTATCAGTGTTTGTATTTAATAAACTCATTAAATAATTTCGATTAATTATTGATTGTACTAAATAATCATCCAAATTAATACCAAATGAATCAGCACATCCATGAATAACATATTCTATATCTGCCAAAGCATCAATAATTTCAACACAATTAAAATTATTATAGGCATCTTCTAATTCACTCGATTCCTCTTTAATTAAATCTAATCGTAATTTAACCAATGATTGATTTTCTTCAAAAACATTCGAATTTTCGGTTTCATATCTAGAAATACCAAATGCGATGTTGAACTCTTTTACTTTTTGAAAATTTGTTTGTGTTGTCATATTTTATCTTCATTTTATACCAATTATTAATACAATTCAATTTTTTATTTATATCTTGAATTTTTCTTCATACATGATTTCTTGTTTTTTGATTAATTTATTATTATAATAATACATTTGTTTTAGTGAATATGGAAGTTCAGGTAATACTCTTAACTGATTCCATCCACAAGAAAATTTTTTAAGTGAATTCGGAAGTTTAGATAATGATGTTAATTGATTACCTTCACACTGAAATTCTTCAAGTAAATTCGGAAGTTTTGGTAATATATCTAATTGATTAACATCACAATATAGTACTTCAAGTTCTTTCGGAAGTTTAGGCAATGATTTTAATTGATTATTACTACACAAAAGTAATCTAAGTAAATTCGGTAGATCAGGCATTCGGCTTAATTGATTATAACTACAATTGAGTTTTTTAAGTGATTTTGGTAGTTCTGGTAATACTGTTAATTGATTACCAAAACAGTCAAGTTCCTTAAGTGATTTTGGTAGTTCTGGTAATTGTTTTAGTCCAGTATCACCACAAATCAGATATTCAAGCGATTCTGGAAGTTTTGATAAATTTGATAATGAAATATTTACAAAATCCATAAATACAATATTATCATAATTTTTAATATTTTCAATTGAATCTATAGAATATGTTTTTTTATTATTTTTATATTTAATTTTAATTGACATTCTAAAGATTTTTTTTTAGAAAAAATATATAGAGAAAATCTAAATTCAATTTTTTATTTTATATAATTCAATTCTAGAGATATCTTTTTATAAAATCATGTCTAGAATATAAAAAATTACATATAAATGATTTTATAAAAATATTTTATTTTTTTGATAAATTTATTATTTTTACAATAAAGTTCTTTAAGTGAATTAGGAAGTTCAGGTAATACAGTTAATTTATTTGAAATACACGAAAGTGATTTTAATGGATTCGGAAGTTTTGGTAATACACTTAACAAATTCGATCTACAATCATGTAATAGAAGTGAATTGGGGAGTTTTGGTAATACACTTAATTGATTATTACCACAATAAAGTAATTTAAGTGAATTGGGAAGTTCTAGTAATGAGGTTAATTCATTATGACCACAAAAAATATATGTAAGTGAATTCGGTAATTTTGGTAATGAACTTAATTTATTACTTGAACACTGAAGATATTTGAGACCATCTGGTAGCTCTGGTAATTCAGTTAATTTATTAATTGAACAATTAAGTTTTTCAAGTGATTTTGGAAGTTTTGGTAATGAAGTTAATAAATTCCACTGACAAACCATAGATATAACATTATCATAATTACTAATTTTTTCAAATGAATTAAAAATATATTCGGTGTTATCATTTTTATATTTAATTATAATTCGCATTCTAGATATTTCTCATATTAATTATCATTTATCATTCTAGAAGTCAATTTTTTTAGAAAAAAAGTTTTAACAAAAATTACATATAAATAATATTTTTTAAATAGATATATTTTTTATTTTTAATAAAATTATTACCCCAACAATGAAGATATTGAAGAAACTTAGGAAGTTCAGGTAATGAAGTTAATTGATTAGATGAACAATAAAGATGTTGAAGTGAATCTGGAAGTTCTGGCAATGATGTTAATTGATTATTACTACACCATAACATAACAAGTTGATTTGGAAGTGATGGTAATGCGATTAATTGATTATTAGAACAAATAAGTTCAACAAGTGAATTAGGAAGTTTTGGTATTTCTGTCAATTGATTACTATAACAATAAAGTATTCGAAGTGAATTAGGAAGTTCTGGTAATAATGTTAATTGATTATATTGACAAAAAAGTTCAATAAGTAAATTTGGAAGGTTTGGTAATTCTATTAATTGATTACCAGAACAATTTAGTTCTTCAAGTAAATGAGGAAGCTTTGGTAATGATGTCAATTGTTTGTAAATACATGAAATTGAATATAATCTATCATAATTATTAATTTCTTCAAATGATTCATATCTATCAATAGAATTATGTTTAATCAATAAATTTTTTTTATAATATTTTTTAATATAGTGTTTAGTT